AAGCGGATACCTAAACTCATTGACATGTTATGGCGAGAGGGACATGAAACACCTTTTGAAAAAGGCAGTGTCCATTTTCTTGTGGATTGCGATATTGCTAGCCATATTCATCTTCTCAAGCATAGGATTAGTTCTCTCAACGCTGAGTCAGCTCGCTATAAAGAGCTTAAAGAGGATAAAATGTTTGTTCCTGAAGATTGGCCAGCATTTTGGCAGGAAATGTTAGTGTCTTATACACAAAAAGGGAATGAGCTTTACCACCAATGCATTGCTGAACTTGAGCCAGAGTTAGGGCGTAAACGAGCAAAAGAATCCGCACGGTTCTTTAAGACTTACAATAGTCGCATTCAAGCAGACGTTCAATTCAACATGAGAAGCTTCGCCAACTTCCTCAAACTCAGGAATAGTGAACACGCTCAGAAAGAAATTAGAGAAATTGCTCAAAAAATGCTTGACTTGGTTGAGAATATCGAAGAGAATCCATTTAAGCACACTTTAAATAGTTGGCGCAAAACATTATGAAAAAAGCAGTAATATTATCAGTAATCGCTATCCTAACTTCATTATCAATCTACCGTGTAGTAGAGACGTATGTTTCTCGCGCCTCAGATTATGAAGATTATCCAGATTATCCAAACGGGCCGACTGTAAACGGTGAGGATTTACATACTAATTATCTCACATCTACATTTCATACGTCTGCAAATATGGGGAAAGGCTCCTTATTTACAGGGATAGCCGTTAGGTTTCATCCAAACGGCGAACCTCTCGTTAAATCTGGGATTAAAAACGGGAAACTTCATGGGCCTTTTGACTCATGGCATGAGAACGGGCAAAAACACATATCTCTAGTTTGGATACGAGGGGAAAAAGTTAAGAATTTTAAAGCATATCATCCTAATGGAACACGTATTTCGGGTAATCAACGAGAACTCGCAAAGAAAGTTTTTGGCGATACCCTCATAACAGAGTAATTTGAATCTTAAATAAATTATGGAAATTAAAAAAATTGAACTTCGCTCTCTTCAGCAAGTTCGTACTTACGAGTTGGAGGACGGAGATATCATTGATAACTTTGGTTCTATAGAAAGATTCCAGAAGATACTTGATGACTCTGAACAACCTACAGAACAGGAAGATGAAATGTTATCTAACATTCTTAGCGAATGCCCAGTAGAAGTAGATAATATTATGGGTGGTATTGAAGAGTCGTTTTTTGAATATGAATAGAAGATGATCCACAAAATACAAAACTGCATTGTCTTTTTATCAGCTATTATAATTGGCATTCCACTAGGACTAATCGTCGGATTAGTTTGTTGGTTTAAGTTTCCATTTCAAGTATATGCTGCTGTTAGAATTAATTTAGCGGATAAAAGAATAAAAAATGCCGAAGAATTAATAAAACAATATGAAAACGAAAATTCGCCCGATGGAATGTGGGACAGGCACATAGAAAGGATGAAATCTAAACAAAATTATGACAACTGAAGAGCTATTAAAACTGCATAAAGATACCTGCGAAACTTGCAGGGATATTATGAGACAAAAAAATAACGATTATACTGGAGGGAAGACTTCGAAAGATCCCTTCGCTAATTTTAACGCTGCATCTGTTCTGGGTATTGATCCAGTGCAAGGCTTACTGCTTAGAGTAATCGATAAGATTCAAAGGATTAGGTCTTTTACAAATGACAAGGAGTTGAAGGTATCAAATGAGAGTGTTGAAGATGCTTGCGATGATATTGTTAATTATGCAATTTTAGCAAAGGCAATGCTTATGGAGGGAAGAAAAATTGATTCTCTTGAGTTGGGGGAAGTGATTTTAAAATGAAAATAACCAAAGATATTGAAATACCAACGGAGAGATTTGGTTCCTCATATGGAGGGTGGATTATCAAAAAAAACAGCATTAATAAAAAATCTATTGTTTATTCATTTGGTATAGGTGAGGATGCATCTTTTGATCTGGAAATAATTGAAAAATTTGGGGCGACTGTCCACGCTTTCGATCCAACTCCAAGGTCTATTGATTGGGTCAAACGTAATATAGAAGAACCAAAATTTGTTTTTTATGGATACGGCATCGCTGATTTAGATGGTGAAGTTAGTTTTAACCCACCTACAAACCCCATTCATGTTTCTCATACCTTATTAGAAAGAAAACAGACCGAAGATCAAGCTATAACTGTTCCAGTAAAAAGGTTAAAGACTATCATGTCATCCTTAAAACATTCGGATATAGACATATTAAAAATGGATATTGAAGGAGCTGAATATTCTGTAGTGGAGGATTTTATAAAATCTAAAATCAAACCAAAACAAATACTTATAGAGTATCATCATAGATTTAAAAATGTTGGTTTTGATAAAACACTTCAATCTGTTGAGTTATTACGCTCTGCTGGGTATAGATTATTTTCTATCTCCCAGAATAAATTAGAGTTTAGTTTTGAATTAATTTAGAATAATGATTGTAAAACTTAATCCAGACGAGGTTTTGATATGTGAGCAGTTGGGCAGAATGAGATCAATCATTGCTCGTAGCTCTGGGGTCAAAGATGCAAAAGTTGGTGATCAAGATGGTAGTGAGGCTGATGTTATGGGTATGAAAGCCGAATATGCATTTGCTAAAAAGTTCAATACCTTTCCAGATTTGGGACTTACTCCTCGTAGTGGAAGTGCCGACGGCAAGTTAAAAGGTTTTGCTTACGATATAAAGTCCACAACTTATAAAAGCGGTAGACTTTTAGCGACTAAAAAAGAGAATCCTGATGTCGATATGTACGTCTTGTGTATAGTAGATAACTCTGAGGTGGATATAAAAGGCTACGCTCTTAAAGATGATTTAATCAAAGAGTCCAATCTCAAGAATTTAGGTCATGGAGAAGGTTATTGTTTAGATCAGGATAAATTAAGGGTTTTTAAATATTAATTATATGGATAAGATCCAAATAAGTGATGAGGTAGCAAATTTTTGCATCAAAAATAAGTTAACTATTGAAGAAGGTTTGATTAAACTGATCGATAATAAATTTATTTCTCTCGATAAGGAAATTAAAGAGTTCAAAACTAGTGTGTTGGGAAGTATAGCCCAGATCGAACGCAATATCGCCAAATAAGGCCCAGATCGAACGCAATATCGCCAAATAAGGGGCGGTTTTTAAATGAATTTTTTTAATTTTTTTTAGTAATCAAACTTTTTAAAAAAATATTTTAGTAATCGAACTTTTATAAAAATATAAAACAAATAATTATAGATAATGGTTATAGGGCAGTCTATAATAGTGGTAATGAATACTTTTTAAGAAAAAATATTATGAACAAAATTGATACATCTGACATAAAAGATTACATAGATGGTTTTTTAGAAATCTACGAAAGAAGACCGATTAAAGAAAACAGTGGTGGTACATTATCTGTTAATCTTTTACATCTTTATTACATCATAAAAAAATTAAAGCCTAGTAGAATAATAGAGAGTGGTGTTTTTAAAGGGCAAACGACTTGGTTAATTAATGAGTTATTACCCGATACAAAGATTGTAGGTATTGAGCCAGCATTACATCAAGTTACCTATAAAGGTAAAAATACAAAATACATTACAACAGACTTTTTAAAAATAACTAATAATTTTTTTCCTAAAGAAGTAGCCAAAGATACTTTAATTATTTTTGACGATCATCAAGATGCATATCAGAGAATTATGCATGCACATAAACTAGGATTTAAAAATTTTTATTTTGATGATAACTATCCTGAATTTTGCGGTATGAGACATTTGTCACTGGCTGCTGTTTTGAATAATAAGTCTGATGAAGGGTTCCACATACCTAACGATGCTAAAGAAAATTTAGAAAGCATTATTAAAACATATAATATTTTACCACCAGTACTACCCTATGATGAACCTGTGACAATGGAAAAATCGTATATAGGGGAAACTCCTATTTTCGATAAATCGAATAATCAACTACAGATTTTTGAAAAGGATATGCATAACTATAGGTGGCATACTTTTGTAACTCTAAAAGATGATTAATTTATTCCACTTAAATCATTACAAAATTAACACTGCTCTATAGGATAAGAGTATTAGTTGATACCTTTGGTAAAAAAAATACATTTTTAATCAAAAAAAGTATTGACTCTCCCAAAGCCCGGGCTTAATCTACCTCCGTTATGAGTAATACAACAAAACGAGGTCGTGGTCGCCCCAAAGGTTCAACTAGTTTCGTCAGCATCCCACTTTCTGATCTTAACGACAATCTTGGCCCCAAGGCCCATATAACAGTCAGTAAAAAGTGGCTCGATTCGGTCGTTGGTGAGGTAGTATCCTATGTTGATATCGAAAAGCCATCTACTCCATCCTTGACTATCTCTTCAGTTACTGAAGAAGATCCTGAAGAGAGAATCCAATTCGTAGTTAGCTAGTCATGTTTGGGGAATTAGTAGGCCAAGAAGAAGTAAAAACTCGTTTAGGGTTTTATAAGCAAGCGCACGATGCTGGCTCAATCATCCCGCCCATCATGTTAAATGGTGCAAAGGGATTGGGTAAGACAGAATTCGCTAAACGGTTCGGAAAAGGTATTGGCAGGAAACTGCTCGAAATCAATTGTGGGACTATTAGAAACTCTGAACAGTTCTTTGAGCAAGTATTCATGCCTGTAATCGCAGGACAAGAAATATGTGTTTTGTTCGATGAGTGTCATGCCTTACCAAAAGATTTGGTTGAGGTGTTTCTGACCGTGTTCAATACGGAAGGAGCTAAAACTAAGCAGGTTTCTGTTGGTGAGGGGTTTGTGAACTTTGAGTTTACTAAACAAAACTTTCTGTTCGCTACCACAGAGCTTCATAAGATGTTCGATCCTCTAAAGGATAGGATGACAATCGTTGACTTCACAACTTACGATCCAGATGACCTTGGTTCGATCATCCAGAAGAAAGTAGATTGGGTCGAGTATGAAGATGGTCTACTTCCAGAGATTGCAGAGACTGTCCGAGGTAATGCGAGAAGCGCGGTCAAGAGAGCTTTGGAGGTTAAAGCTTACTGTAATATCAAGAATACAGTGAAGATGACAAATGATCGGTGGCAAGATATGAAAAAAGTTCTTGGTATTAGACCATTTGGACTTAGTAATCTTGAGGTGCAGATTCTTTCGATTCTAAAAACCAATGGCCCAAGCAGCTTGCAAATGCTGTCAGCTAAGACTGGAATGTCTCGGTCAGCGATACAGCTAGACGCAGAAAACAATCTACTCCGTAGCAGCTTTATGGAGATTGATGGTAAGCGTAAGATCACAGCAAAAGGTAAACAGATTCTTGAGTCAGTATGAATTATATAGTATCACAATGGGGAGAGGGAGTATCAGTTGGATTAGCTGGTGACCCTAGTGAGGTAGATGAGAATGCTAATTTGGCGCACAATCTATTTAAATCTAGATTTTATAATGATCTATTCAATGGGCGTATCAACTTTTCAAGTCTGAGACAGTTCTATAAGTTCGTGGTGTATAAACATTGCTTGGCCTACATGAGTGAAAACAATTGTTCTCTTAGGGAAGCTATAGTTAATACCAAAAAAGACATAAAGGGAGAATTCATTATAAAGAAGAACTTCATGGGCCAACTAAGAAAGACACCAGTGACATATGGACAGGGATCATATAATGATGGGGACTATGGGTATGGATTCGAAGATTAGTCTGTAAAATGCTATTTTAATTTGGGGTTTTGTAATATCATTGTTTTCATTTGTAATTATAAAATTCATTGTTTAATACATTATTGGGAACTTTAAACCCTTGAGGTTGACTCAGACACCTAATACAACGCACCATAGCTCGTATAACGGCTCATTCAACCCCTTTTAACCTCCCTATACCAACCACCTCCGAAACCGCTCTATCCCTTACTACATATACAAACATACACAACATCCTATATAAGAATATACATAGAGATAATAGAAGAATAAGAAAGCATAATCAACAGTGAAAGGGATAAAGAAAAAGTGAGATATGGATTGGCATATTTAATTAATTTTAAATAATAAAAAATCATTCTACAAGCTTTACCACATTTTTGA